ATCGAGAATAAGCTCACAAACTACAAGCCCGATGTCTATGAGTCCGATTATGAAAGGACATATTTTGCGCCCGTGCATTTTGTCGACGCTCAAGCGGTCACATTCAATGACGATGAAACGAAAGGCATATCTTTCATGACATTTAGAACGGTATATTATAGAGGAGATGTATGAAGTTAAGTGCATGTGTAATCTTTCAGGATGGAGATGACCTGAAAGGATGGAGGGATTCTTTGCCGAGTGATAATGTCGAAGTCGTAGCACTTCGCACAGCGGTAAATCCGAAACTTAAAGAGCCTGTATTCCAAGAAGTCGGTCGCATTGATGACCATATAGTGCTAAGTTGGGAATATCCCGACTTCGAAGATTATTTTGACTTCAGTTATTGCAGAAATAAGCTAGATGAATATGCGACTGGTGATTGGATTTTGCACATGGATTCTGATGAGCGCCTTGCAAGCCCTCACGATGAATTCTGGCAATATATCGAAGAGCTTAACAATACCGAAGCGGTCGCGGCTTATCTATCCATTGGAGGATGCAATAATGATCTAGATCCGCAATATACGCATATTCGAAAGAGGTATAATATACCGGCAATGCGACTGCATAGAAGAAGCGCGTTTCTTAAATGGCAAAGAATATGCCATGAGACGCTCGAAGTAGATCCGAATGGTACGGTCGTAGCTGATACTGACATATTGCTATACCACAAAGGATATAGTCAAGATACTGAAGTCTTAATGCATAAAGCAGAACGAAACGGCGGCTTGATGGTAAGAGAATACACACGCGATAAATCACAAAGAAACTGGGATTATTTAGTTAACACTTTTTCATATCTAAAACAATTATCTAAGAGGTAATATCATGGTAGTAGGCGGCGCTAACCTTAGCGTATTCTATACAGCAAATGAACTCGGGACAGCACCTACAATAGGAGCTACCGCAGTTCACACAATGAGACGCAAGATCAAGACTTCCTTGACTCGCACAACTTTCACAATCGATCAAAACGAAGACAATCCAGAACTCACTTCATTCCTTGAAAACTTTGCACCTATTACAACGGTCACTGCAGATCAAGGCGAATACGAAGACGGGACAAAGTTCAACTCTTCACAAGCGACAAGCGATACACTTTTGCAAATCGTTTACGGTGGTGTTGACACAAATTCAACTCCTAATAAGCGCAAGATTGTTTTGATGCTTTGCAAATTAGCACAAGACGCGGGCGCATTTGACCAAGAATCAGGTAAGTACACAAAGCCAAAAGTAGCAGGCGATGTGGTGAATAACGATGCTGATCTGGTAGTACCTGCAACTTACTTCTTGACTACTCTTGTAAGCGGTGCGACTGCGGTCACAATCCCTGCAAAGATTGGCTATAAAGAAGTATGGTATGCAATCCCAACGCCTTAATACACACGGGGCGGGCAAAACCCGCCCCCTTATTTTTACTCAAAGGAGATAGCATGAAATTATATCTAAATGAAACAGCACACGAAGTAGCACTATACACAAAATTGACCCCCGCTCTTTATGACAAGGTTACGCCGCTTCTCTCTGAACTTGCAAATACTAAAGGCGCTCAAGCAGCCGCCGAGACCGAGATCATGGAGAAGGTATTTAGCCGCGAGAGCCTTGCAAAAAAGATAGACTTAACAAAGGGGCAAGACGCTTTTAAGGACATTATGCAAGAGTTCGAGTTTCAGGAAATTGTAAAGACTGCATATCTAAAAGTCCGAGCAAATCTATTCGAGCTTATCAATGTCGATGAGACTACGATTCCAAAAGTATTTCAATTTGTAAAAGCCGTAATCGATGAGAGCAAGGTGCAAAATACCGAGCTTTTAGCTGGTATTCAGTCCGAGCCTTCAAGCGAGTTTTGGCAAAACCAAGATCTTGATGGTATATTGGACTCACTAAAGTTTTTTCGTGAAACAGTATGCAGAAGAGTCCGCATTATGTGAGTACTATCTTGAAGACTTGACGGTATTTAACGACCCAGACGATGACGAATATGAAGAGACGGACGGAGATGAGAGTGCTTATTACCTTGGCGAAATTGTAGGCTCATATTGGATATTCAAAGGCGTTGCAGGCGGCGATCCTGCAGCGTATCTAAGACTATATTACGATACCCCGCGTGTGGATGTAATCCGAACTTATGCTTACACAATAACTTACCACAAAGAACGCCGCAAAATGGAGCGCAGAATCAATGGCCGATGATATCAAAATTAAACTTGGACTGGATGCAGCCGAATTATTCAACGGTCTGAATAAAGTCACTACCGAACTTAATCAGGTGCAAAATGAGTCGAAGCAAACCGACCAAGCACTTGATAAAATGGCCGATATAAATACTTCGAGCGCCGTCGCAGATGTCAACAAGCTATCCGCGGCGATTGATGGCGTTGGTGATTCTGCAAGCGGTATAAGCGGTGTATTTGAAGGACTCAAAGGCGGGCTAGGTGACGCTCTTAGCGGTGGTTTGATTGGAGGGCTTGTAGGTGGTGGCTTGGCCGCTGGCGTGCAAGCGGGGGTCGGTGCTATCATTGATGGCTTTGGGGCGGTTGTTGATGCAGGTCGCGGGCTTATATCGGCTCAAGGCGATTTGCAAGCACAAACAGGTGCTACGGGTGAGGAATTTGAGGCACTAAAAAATGCAGCCGATGAGGCGTTCCTCGGTGGGGTTGGTGAATCAGTAGCCGAAGCTACAAAAGTAATCAGTAATGCAAAGGTAGTACTTAAGGATGCCTTGCCTACCGACCAAATCGGAGAATTCGTAAAAGGCGCGCAAGCTCTTGGTAATTTGTATGAGAAGGATGTTAACGAAGTTATTGCCAAGTCAACGCCGTTTATTAAGCAGTTTGGGCTTGATGGTCAAGAAGCATTCGACTTAATTGCATTCGCCGCAAAAGAGGGTAAGACTTCGCAAGACGATGTACTCGATACGCTTGCCGAATACTCGCAATTACTAAGTGAAGCGGGATTCAGCGCTGAGGAGTTCGCGGGTCAAATGGCAATCGCAGGTCAAGAGGGATTGTTTAATACCGACAAGATTGCAGACTCGATCAAAGAAGCTCAAATCAGACTTAAAGCAGGTGATACTGCAAAGGCTTTTGCAGAAATTAAAAACCAATTACCTCAAGCGCTTGGTTCAACTCTTGGGAATCTTGAGCAACTTGCATCTAGTGGTCAAATCACAATCAAAGAATTCTTGCAAAAGTCAGGGGAATCAATCAAAACGGCGTTTGATGCAGGTCAAATCTCCGAAGCGATGGCTACTCAATTACAAGTAGCAGTCGCCGGAACGCCCGCGGAAGATATTGGAGTCGAAGCGTATAATAAAATGTTTGGCGCTCCAATACCGACTGAAGAAATCAAGAAGAAAGCAGCGAAAGCGGGTCAAGATGCTATGAATGCTGCGGGTCAGTATCTTAGTTTTGACATGGTGAGTCGTAACTTAGAACTTGCATTCACAAAAGCAAGCGCAGTCGTAGTGAAAGGCGCTTCAGATGCATTCGGAATGATTGCGACTGCAGTGGGGCCTGCATTCTCCGAACTTGGTGCGACTTTGAGCGGTGTATTCGAGAGGATATGGACTGTAATCGGTCCGATTGTGATGGGAATCGGCGCTGCAATTATGACTAACATTGTCGGAGCTTTTAACATTGCAATTACTGTAGTCACTACCGTACTTGATATCTTTACAAGCATATTTGACTCTATTGCAAGCTCTCTAAGACCGCTAATCGATGTTTTCTCGCAAGCATTTGGAGAGGATGGAGCTGTAGGTCAAGGAAAAACAGTAGTACAATCATTCCAAGAGGCTTTGAATTTTGTTGGTGAGGTTATTCGCGAAGTTGGTGGTATTGTTGCCGATATTGGCGGGCTTATTATCGAGTTTCTTATCACTCCATTCCAAACGCTTATCGAAGTTATTGCCGATGTGACCCGCTCTATTGCAGAATGGATATCGACAAATGATTCAAGTACGGAATCTATGAAGGAATCAGGAAAAGCCGCGCAAAATAGCAAAGGCTTTATCGATACACTTCGACAAGCATTCGATAACATCCGAGGAACTATCGGAGGAGTTCGCGAGTCATTTATTCAAATCAAAACTACTATTGGTGAGTTTTGGGATGCTATTACGCAATTAGATATTCAAAAGGCGCTCTCTGCATTCACTGGTTTTGGTGATAAACTTACTCAAGCGTATGACAAGGGATTTAATGCTACAAAAGAACAAATTCAAAAAACTAATCAAGTTGTAAAAAAAGGCAATGAAGACGCTGCAAATGAAGCTGCAAAAGCAGCGGCTGCAAAAGCAGCGGCTGAGAAAGCAGCCAAAGAGAAAGCGGATGCTGCAGAGAAGGAAAGATTAAGAAAATTAGCGCTCGCAAATGCAAAAGGGAAAGGAGCAGAAGCAGAATCCGAACTTCAGGAACTCAAAAGATTCTACAAAGGCCGCCAAGACGAGCTTGAAAATGATATTGAGCGCGAGCTTAACTCTGAAGCAAACAGAGGTAAGGATTTAAAAGCAATACGAGCGCAACTTGAAGCCGAAGCAAATGTCGAACTAAAAAAATACCTTAACGAGCGTGTTGGTGGCATTGCAGATGCTAATGTATTTCTTGATAAAAATCAACTCACTGCAAAGATAACTCCAAGCAAAAAGAAAGGCGAGACTGTTGCGGATATAGATAATTTCTATACGCAAGAGATGGCGAAGCTTAGTAAGCAAGTTGAAGTCAAAGTCGTAGCCGATATGACATGGCGAGACGAGCTACTTAAAGAGCTCGGAGAGTTTGTCAAAGAAGCCGAAAATACAGGGAAAGAATATAGCAAAACACTTGAGACGCTTTTCAAGGCACCAGCGAAAACATCCGAAGAGTTAGCAAGCGCCGAGAACGCTTTTACTAACTTCAATCAGATGCTTATTGATGAGCAAGTCTTATTGCAAGAAAAGATACAACTTGCAAGAGATGTAGGCGATACGAAAAGCTTGGAGTCTTTGACTAAATTACAGCAAGCAAATCAAAGCACGCTCGATGATATGTATCGACGCTTCAAAAGGTTCTCCGAAGATTCTGCTCAAGAAATAGAAAAGAACTCTGGTTTGTCAGGTGCTCTTCTTACTTTTCAAGCTGCTCTTAATGATGCTTTCAATATAGAAAAAATCAGAAAAGAAAGAGAGACAAATGAGCAAATTAGACAAGAGAGATTAGGAGCGCTCAATGCTGAAGAAGACGATCTCAATACCAGCCTTGCAAAGAGAGAAATTTCTTTCGAGGATTATGCTGCTAAGATTGCAGATATTGACGCGCAAAGAAAACAAGTTGAAGAGCAAACTGAAGTCACTTTTTTGCAAAGGCTCAAAGGTGCAGGCGATCAAGCGGCCGCGAGCGTGCTAAAATCTCAATCCGAGATATTTAAGAAAAACGCTCAAGGCATGGAAGGAAATCAGAAAATCTTTAATGAATTTGTCGGTCAAACTTTAGAGCAGTTCGGAACGCTCGCAGCTTCAGGAAAAGCGACCCTAGCAGACTTCGGAAATGCAGCCGCAGGCGCGGCGTTTGATGCCGTCTCTAAGATGATACCGTCTTTTGTCGTAGGTATTTTGGGAAGCTCGATCACCACACTCGGGCCTATTGCAGGGCCTATCATTGCGGCTACCCTAACTGCAGGGCTTCAGTTGCTTTTAGCAAGCGCCAGAGGCGCTCTCGGCTTCAAAGACGGGGTCGTAGGACTCGAAGGCCCGGGAGATGAAAGAAGCGACTCTATACCAGCATGGCTATCGAAAGGCGAGTCAGTTATTACCGCCGCGGGGACGCGTGCAAATCGCGAAGAGCTCGAATGGATGAATAATAACCCCGGAATGAGTATTCGTGATTACTTTACTTCAAACGCTCCGCAAATTCGCTATTCAGTGCAAGAGGATGGTAACTTGATACAAGAGGTTAGGAAGCTTCGGGAAGAGACGCGCGGATTAGGCAAGCAAATCAACCGAAATACTCATGTAGAAATAAGCGGCGCGCTTGTAGCCGATAATAACTCAATCAAGGCCGTAATCGAAAGAGATCGCCGCCGTAATGCAAGGAGAGGATAATATGTCTTGGAGATATTGGGTAAAATTCGAAGGGTCAAACGATCCGACCTTTGCATCGGTCAATACACTCGGAGTAGAGCTTCCTGTTTTCGGGATATTGCCGACCTTTACTGTCGAGTCCTCGAATGAAGTTAGCATGAGTGGAACTGAAATCGGACAAAGGCGAGTAAGAATAGCACTTGAAGTAGATTGCATCCCGGTAAGTACATGGGATTATGGTACGGTAAATAGCGACAATGTGTATTACCTATTGCAAGAGATTCTGCAAAAGAAGTACACTCGCATAGTAGAGCCGACCGCTCCTAAGCAAATGCCTACAAGATATCAGTCCACAAGCTCTTTCACTTACTCTAAAGCGCTTATTCCATTTGTCTTTGCACGGTGCGACTTCAGCAATGAAAAACAATGGGCTTCAGGCTTGGAGAAATTTACAATCACCTGCTATCGTAGGGACTTGATATAATGCCATTATCAAACCAAAGATTTGTAACTACTTGGACTAGCGAAGACTCTATTCAATGGCGTATGTATATCATACCGAGTAGCGTAAATTATGTAAGTTCGGGTGTAAGCTCAAATGTCACGCTCCCTAGCGAGTTCCTGCTAAGGGATATGTCTCTCGATACCGAGCTTGGTAGTATACCAGCGGGGCTTGTTAGCCAAGTGCTTAAGATAAATGTCAATATAGCCGCTTTGCAGGGCTCTGACGCGCTCAATGACCTAAGAACCGACCTACTTAGAGGCACGACCGCAAAGCGCGTGCCGTTGAACTCGGACGGCTCGGAGTATTTAGCATCTGACTTGACTGAAGCGCAAAGAGAATTCGATGCATTCAATACATTTGTTCTGCAATACAATGACGGCTCTGGATTCAAGACCGCATTCATTGGATGCCAAAAGTACAGCGCGGAAAACGAACTCGAAATAACAGCGCTTGATAATGTGATAACATATACTATCGAGATATTCGATATACATAGATGCATCGGCGAAATAATCAATCAAACGATATGGACTAAAGCGCTGAAATGCACTAACGATCCTATTTACTGGGGACCTTTACTAACCCAACCAGAGAACACTGAAATAAGAGATTTGTACATAGGGTATCCTTATATCAATATAGATAGGACCGATGGATCGATAACCTTAAAAGACTATGTCGTAAATGATGGATATATGCATATATCTACATTCGAGCGCCTGAAGTCAAAGATTAGCACAATGTATAGTGCGTATATGAGAGCGATGACCCAAAAGCTAGCATCGTCATTCATAGCAGATTCATTGTTTAGTAAAACATGCATATTTAAAAACAATCAAAATGGTAGTATACAAGTATCATATACGCAACTTGCGTATATTGCAGAAATATGGATAAATGTAGATGGTACTCTGACTCTTGCAGGTGGTGCTTATGCTGATAAGGGATTATTTGCACAATTTACTAACTTCTACGAAGTCTACAAGAATTTGATCGAAGGTAGTATAGAGACTTTACGATTATCATACGCTTTTACAAGCGGAACTCCCGACGCTTATACAGTCACAATGGTAGCCGATAATCCGTATCCTTTTGATTATCAAATGACTTTCAATGAAGACAATACTTTTAGTAGTTTAAAAATTAAATTATTCAGCGAAGCTCTTAATCAAGTCAATGTTACCGTAACTAATATAAATGGTGATCGCGATACGACTGAATATGGATTCGGCAAGCAAGGGACAAGCGGAGACAATTCAAAAGATATAAAGATAATGTATCATAATTTGCCTCTTATTACTTACCGAACTTCATACAAAGAAGAAGGCGGGCAAATAATTTGGGCACGGAATACAGTCAATGCCGGAACGATTCTATACTATGATTTAACAGGATTCACAAAAGTAAATACTAATCTTAGTATATTCTTTGGAGGCGAAGACTTTGGATCTACATATCCTCCGTCGCCATTCCTTAAAAGACCTGAATATCAGCTTATACTAGAACAACAAAACAGCGGGCTTCCTACGACAATGGCTCAAGCTATGGTAAATTTCCTAGGACGCTCTAAGCAAGCAGAGGCTACGCTTACAACTACTTTCTCGACTGCTAAATTTAATCATGTAGCTAAAAGATGTATAATAGACTTGTCCGATTATAATACTCTCTTAGAGTCAATCTATGGCACGCCTCAAGCCTATGCAGTTATGACAAAGCACTCGCATAAAATATATGAAGGTATGGCCGATATTACACTACGAATCGACGCGGAGTCTGAATAATGAAATTTAATGAACCCGTAAGACCTGCCGGCATAGGACGCAAGCAAGTCGCTTTCGACTTACAGCAAAATCCGTCTGCTATTACGATAATCGAGGATAATGAGAACTCTGCAAGCAATGTAGAATCTACCGAAGGCAAACTTCAAGCAACTCTTTCCGAAACTATGAAGCTCGCACGCGTTGCAGCGTATTCGGCGGCTAGTAGTGGAGTGGCTAATAATACTAATCGAATTTGGGGAACGCAGTCTATTATCAATTGGACTCATAATGCAAATCATTCAATCCCTACTACAAGTCTAATTCATTGGGCTGATGATGTAGACAATCTTAGCAATATAAGAAGCGGTCTTGCTTATGTCGATACCAATGATCCGACAATTATCAGAGTCACAAAAGCGGGATGGTATCTTGTCAATGTGCATTTTTACCAAGGCGATCATTCGCTGAATAATAATAAAAATGGTCTCTATGTTATTTCTTCGGATAGTCCTGATACCACTACCGGAGTAGCATATAATTATGTGAGTGGTTATCCATCACTAGGAATATCTCAATTAGTGCCCGTTCCTGGTTATTTACAAGGAACGCCAGCATCTCCAAACGCATCACACGGTCAAGGCGGTTTTCAAGTTGTATGGCAAGTCGGCCCTCATCAAAATGCACTAAATATAACCTCAACAAACTCATACGCATTTATTCAGATTGTATGGCTTATGCCATGGGAATCTGATCTATTCTACAACGGAGCTTAACATGGAATTTTACACAGGACAAACAGGATCAGACCGCCGTCTGCAGCCTATAGACTTTGGAACGCTTGATACTGCAGCATACGCAAGCGGAGATATACTAACCTCAGGAGCTATTGCAGTCGATGCAGCCCGCTTTCTTGGCTTCTCGGGCACTATAGACCGCATAATTCTCAAAGAAACAAGCTCGAATACTCTGCAAAAGCCAGCGCTTCGACTTTGGCTATTCGGTGGTGCTATCACACCCGCCGCAAGGAACGCCGCGCAAGCCTTTACAAGCGCTCAGCTCGATATATTGGTAGGTTATATCGATATTGCCGAAGCCGACTGGGTAAACGGCGCTACAGGCGTTTGTACAGTCCAAGCAAGCCCTAATCTTAACTACGCTCTGCAAGCTACAAGCAAGACTTTGTATATCGTGCCGGAATGCAAAAGCGCTGATACTTTTGCAAGCGGCGCTGCTATCAAGGGGCAAATTGTCTTGAGACGCGATTAATGGTAATCCGTATTACAGATCCAAAAGAAGAGCGGGCAATTAGAGCCTATGCTATTCGCAAGAAATTGCCAATAAACAAGGCCGTATCTTTGGCCGTAAAAGAATGCGATCAACTTCTTATGGCACAAGGCGAGATAGCAACTTGCAGATTCATGCTGAAAGTCATGAAAGAAGACTACTATAATAAAAAGCCCTGAAAGTCATACACAATCAGGGCTTCAGCTCTGGGGGGAGTTACAAGATACGGCTATGATGGGCCGCTGATTGCAACCTAACCAAAAAAACCGTATAATGCAAATAAAAAAGGCTACCTTCCCCGGGTAGCCTTTCGCACGCCAATGCTAAGTATTTGGCCACCTGCAAAATTGAGCATGATGACAAACAAATATACTAAAATGATTCAAATAGAAATTCATAAAAAAAACGGCGAATCTTACCGCGCCGCCCTTCCCTCTCTGCAGTCCGTGCAAAATCTTGCCGAAATTACCACAATTTCTAAAATTTTTATTTTCGCCATAACTCCTAGAGAATTCAACTACTTAGGCTCGCTTGACCTACCTCGAAAAATAAAAATAATCAGATAAATAAAAAAAAGACTTGACAAGTATTGTTTTGTTTCGTAAGTTCGCACCGTAATCAACGACACACAATAACACAACGGAGAACGGACATGACAAAGAAAGAGAAAAAAGAACAGCAAAGAATTCAAGACAGAGTTCAAGAGTTTAAAAACTTGAAAGATGTCATAAAAGAAAAAGCAGAAAATACAACTGATATCAAATTGAGAGACGAACTTTACCTTACTTGGGATTCACTTTGCGACTTCATCTATAATCTCGAGCGCTATGGACAAGAAATGAGACCGATAAGAATATTTGATGAGAACGGCAAAAAGATAGAAGAGCACTACGATAACGGCAAGATAGTTTACTTTTCTACTGAAGGATGGGACGGAAATTTCAGAGAACTTTACTAATCAACAAACGGGGGCTTCAAGCCCCCACTATTCACACTTCAAGGAGCGAAGGCATGAAACTCAAACCACACAAAATCTACAACTCTTTTGCCGAGGCAATGGCTGCAATCTTCTTGCATCCACCAGGCGAGGCTCAAGTAATGCCATATAACGGCAAATGGGTAATCTTAACAAGGAGCGCAAAATGAAAGCCGAAACCAAGCGCGCGATATTCGAAATGCTAGTCGGACTCTTCGGAGGCCTATTCCTAAGCTACTTAATTGTATATGCAATCATTAATGGACTTGTACGATGAAAAAAAGATTAGAACTAAAGCTATGGCATGGCGTGGTATTTATCATACTCGCACACTACATTCTTAATCGCTTTGAAATGCATATGTACGGAGCACTGCAATGAGTGACTGGCTGACTATTCGCGAGGCCGCCGAATTATTCCAAGTATCGCGAAGACTCTTGCACTATATGGCAGTCGGACGGCCTGCAAGCAAAGAAAGAAACGAAAAGGAAGCGGTGCTAAGAAAAGTAAAGCAAGTACCGTACGGCGTAAAGACAATGTATTTACTAAATTATAATGAATTAAAAAGAATACTAGGAGTAAAGAGATGAGACTAATCACACAAACAGGCGGAATGACTGTAAACGGGCTGAATGTCCTAATCTACGGCGATCCCGGAATCGGCAAGACCACACTCGCGAACACCGCGCCTAATCCAATTGTACTAGACTTCGACCGAGGGCTTCATAGATCCTCACTGCTTAAAAACGGCTTGCAGTTCGAGTCATGGCAAGACTTGCTAACTAACAAGCAAGAGCTAGATAGCATCCTTGCCAAGCATGATACGATTATTATCGATACGGCGGGCACTGTTATTGAGCTTATGCAGATGCACCTTACTATCAATAACCCCGGACTTCTTCGCAATACGATCAAGCTTTGGGGCGAAACAAAGCGAACATTCCAAGAGTTTTTTACACCGCTTAAGCTTAGTGGTAAGAATGTAGTATTCATTGCACACGCAAAGGAAAAAGAAGAAGGCGATATGCGTATTAAACGCCCTTTGATACCAGGCGCAAGTTATGACCTACTTATGCAGTCATGCGACCTTGTAGGATACTATACGACTCAAGGCAATAAGAGAGTATTGACCTTTGACCTCTCTGATAGCATCGTAGCTAAAAACTGCGCGGAGATTGCGCCCGTACATGTGGATGGCTTGCACTCAATGACTACTTGTTTAACTGATATCTTAGAACATACCAAGACTGCAATAAGCAGACGCTCCAAAGAGCAAGAGGCCGCCATTGCCTTGGTCAGCGAGTGGTCCGAAAAAGCAAAAGCCGCAAAGGATGCTAATAAGTTCGTCTCTGACCTTAGCAAAGCAGGCTTAGAGGATGCTTTGAAGCGCGCGGTTTGGGCTTCAGTAGTGACTACATTCGGAGAGCGTGGCTTGCAGTGGAATAAAGAAAGCAGTAAGTTTGAAGAGGTGGTGAGATGAGCGATCAACTGCAATTGAAAAGGAGATTGTTAATCGAAATATCTAAAGAATTAGATTCTATTAAACAAAAAGCTTATAACGCTAAAGAACAAGTAGAAGATTTACAAGAAGAAATTGAATATTTAAGAAATAAAAACAATGTGTTTGTAGATATATATAAAACACTTTCAGCTGAAATAAAAAGTTTAGAAGGAGACGCAAAATGAGTCACACCTTTGAAGTCTGGGGCGCATTTGATGAAGATGATATCCTTCTTGACTACGCAATAAGCGAAGAGGATGTCAGAGAGTGGGCTTATGATCGCTTTGAGAAAGAGATGGTATCAATTGCCCGCATTACAATACACGAACGCGAACAAGTTAAGATTCGCAATTTAAGAGATCCGTATCAGGAGTATATAGATGAGTAAGCGACAAACGGCGGTAGAGTGGTTGGAGAAGGAGATTAAAAGCTACATAGAATATCCAATACCAATAAGAAGCTACTCGCAAATATTTTACTGGTTTTATCAAGCTAAGCAGAAAGAAAAAGAGCAGATTGAAAAGGCATTTAATGAAGGTGGTGATTGGTCTCAAGATTACTCTATTAGGCCGTCAAATATTATTCCAGTATCAGCAGTTTATTATGACAAAACCTACGGAGGCGACCATGAGTAAAACCGCAATGCAGACCCTACGGCAATCACTAGACTTCGCATATTACGAAGCTTCAGTGACTCGGACACCAGGCGAAGTCCTATCGCAGATAAGATTCCAAACGATTGACTTAATTGCAAAGGAACGCGAGCAAATTATTAAAGCATTCGAAGCAGGCGCAAAACTGAAAGAAGCCTGCACGCCCGAAGCTTATTACAAGCTAGTTTATTTACAGGGTGATGTATGATCAAAATTAGCGCAACCCAGCTCGAATCTTACCGCCGCTTCATAGACGGCCTGATTACAGTCGAACAGTTCGAGCGCTCGCTTCTAAGACTCGACCCGCCTAATACAATGATGCAAAGAGGGATAGAGTTTCATGAAATGATGCAAACCGACTACCCTATGGAGTTTGAAGGCAAGTTCAGCACTGACTGTATTCTAAACGCCCGTAATTGCATGGATTATCGCTCGCGAGTATTCGAGTATAAAGTTCGCCGCGTCTTCCGCACTCAGTTCGGTGATATATCAGTAACAGGCGTCGCAGATCAGCTTATCGGGCTTGATGTCGTAGAAATCAAAACCAAGTATAGTACAATTAGTTTTGATGACTATTACAACTCTCTGCAATGGCGTGTATATTGCGAGTTATTCAACGCGCCCTTTGTCCATTACAAGATATTCGAATTCGACTCACCTGAAGCGATGGACTTTAAAAACAAAGCGGAATACTCATTCCCGAGACCCGCGTACAATTACGAATATGTTCGAAATATGATACACTACTTGCATGAGTATATCTTAGTTCGAGGACTTGATAGAGAAGATGTTTTGCAATTACAAGAAATTACAGTTCTTATTTAATTATTTATTGGAGATGAGATATGTTTAAGGAGCTATTCAAAAAATGGTTTGGAACTACTGAAACCAAATCAAATAACAAGCAAAGAATTAAGATTCAGAAGTTTGAATCAGTAGAAGAGGCAAGAGGATATATTTACAGTATTAAATCAAACAAGACTCATAAACAGATAGCTAAATATCTAAATAGAAAAGGATATAGAACTGTAAGAGGTTGTGAATTTAGCGCACAAACTGTAAAGTATTACATGAAAGATGATCTTAAGCTTAGAAAAATACGCGCGATTAACTCCAATTACTATTGGAATAAGAAGAAAAATAGCCAAGGAGTAACCGCATGAAAACATCCGCCCTATACAAAGAAGTAGCCGGTATCGAGACCTCGCTTAAGCTTGGAGTTCCATTGTCTCAACAACTAAGAGAGGAACGCAGGGTAATCGAGAAAACTGCAATCGGATTCCAAAGAGCCAAAGGAGAAGGCACAACACCCGATGAAAGACAAGGCCTAAAAGCGCTCGCGATTAAAATACCACACGCTATGGCCGCTCGATTCCGAGAACTTGCAAAAGCGCAAAACATCTCGCAAAGAGAGCTATTCAGAAGAGCACTAACTAAATACTTTAAAGATTTCGAGGATGTAAAATGAATTACGCGGAGTTTCTTGAGTCTAAGAAGCATAGTTCTATAGATTATGGCATTGATACTAATTACATTACTGAAGGTATGTTCGACTATCAAAAGTATGTATCGGAATATGCTATTAAGAAAGGTAGATGCGCTGTATTCTTAGATACAGGCCTAGGCAAGACGATAATAGAGTTAACCATTGCAACTAATTATGCAAGAGCAACCAATAAGCCCGTATTGATTATTACACCGCTTGCAGTCGCTTTTCAGTTTATCAAAGAAGCTGAGAAATTTGGGATAGATGATATTGAGTATAGCAAAGATGGCAACTTCAAAAGTAAAATAGTAGTATGCAATTATGAGAGACTTGAAAACTTTGATTCAAGTAAATTTGATTGCGTTATTCTTGATGAATCTAGTATCTTAAAAAACTTTGAAGGCGCAACTAAAAATCTTATTACAGCTTTTCTTAAGAAAGTAAAATATAGATTCTTATTCACCGCTACTCCTAGTCCTAATGATTACATAGAACTCGGTACTAGTTCTGAAGCTCTTGGATATCTTGGCTATATGGATATGCTTACGAAGTTTTTTAAGAATAATCAAAATAATGTTGCCAAGTTATCTCAAATCAGTAAAGCAAGACAAGGCGAAGAGTTCTACCTCAAAGCACATGCCGAGAAAGACTTTTGGAGATGGATAGCATCTTGGAGCATCTCAATGCGAAAACCTTCAGACTATGGATTCAGTGATGACAAACATACTTTACCGGAACTATTCGAAACGGAAACTATTATCGAGAATCGCGATCCGCTTGCTATCGATGGTCAAAATACAATGTTTGCAATACCGGCTACAGGATTCAAAGAGATCAAAGCTGAAGTAAGAGCTACTCTTAATATGCGATGTGAAAAGGCTGTAGAAAAAGCAAATAGTCATGAATGTTCTGTTTACTGGGTTAATCTTAATGATGAAGCTAGTCTTATCGGAGAACTTGACAAAACAGCACTCGAAGTCAAAGGTAATATGAATATAGACAAGAAAGAAGAGATACTACTCGCTTTCAGCGCTGGTGATATTAAGAAACTTATCACAAAGACTTCTATAACTGCATTTGGTCTTAATTGGCAGCACTGTAATCATACTACATATTTTCCGACTTATTCATACGAGCAATACTACCAAGCTATTAGACGCTTTTGGAGATTTGGACAAAAGAGACCGGTATATGTAGATCTTATTTTGTCCGATGGTCAGACTAAAGTCATGGAGAGTCTCATGATAAAAAAAGAGAGAGCTATCGAAATGTTTAATAATCTCACTCAGCAAACTAGTCAAGACTTTACAATCCAAAGAAAAGAATTTAATAAAGAAATTTCATTACCATCATTCATTTAATATCATGATAAAAGAACAAGTCGTAACCGAAGACTATGCAATCTATAATTCTGATTGTATGTATGTATTACCAACTTTGCCAAATGATTCAGTAGATTTAAGCGTATATTCCCCACCTTTTGCAGGTCTGTATAATTACAGCTCTCATGAAAACGACTTCAGTAATTGCGAATCTCGCGAGCAGTTTTTACAACAATATGAATACCTAGTCCAAGAAATATCAAGAGTAACTAAGCCTGGTAGAATCACTGCAGTACATTGTACGGATGTTTTCGATAACCGATGCTATCTATGGGACTTCCCTCATGAGATTATTAGAATACATGAAAAATATAATTTTCATTATCGTAATCGTATTACAGTTTGGAAGGAGCCTCTTAAAGTAAGAATGCGAACAATGGTACAATCTTTAATGCATAAATTCATTGTAGAAGATTCTACAAAATGCTTTACAGCAATGCCGGATTATGTATTGATATTTACTAAAGCTGGTGATAATCAAGTACCAGTCACTCATCCATGCGGACTTACTGAATACTTTGGAGATACTCCATTTTTAGAAGCTCACAAAGAGACCTACGGAAATTACAAAGACTTTAAAAAGAAATGGCAAGACTATGACGGTGATCCTTCAGGAAATAAACTTTCTCATTTAACATGGCAAAGATATGCGAGCTCTGTATGGGACGATATTCGCATAGATAATGTGTTGCCTTTCAGAGACTCAAAAGATGAAGACGATGAAAAACATGTACATCCTCTGCAACTTGATGTGATTGATAGAATAGTAGAACTGTATAGCAATCCACGCGAAGTCGTACTTACTCCATTTATGGGAGTCGGATCTGAAGTATATTCTCCTGTATCTCTTGGTCGCAAAGCAATCGGAATAGAATTAAAAGATAGCTACTTTAAACAAGCTATACTAAATCTAAAAGAGGCAAAGAATAGATTCAGAGACAAAGTGCAAGAGGAGATATTTGCATGAATCACAATATGATATACGACGAGGGGGATGGCTTAGCCTCCCCCTTTATCAAAGGCAAAAGCCTATCAGAGCAACTAAGAGAGGAACGCGAAGAACTCGAACGCAAAACCAAACAAGCAATAAAAACTAAGAATAACCTAGCAGATTATTACTTTGCAAAACAAAAGAGACCACAACTTCAGTATGCTAGAGTTGATCCGAAAACTAAGAGCGCTTACTTTATGAAGAGAGGCATTGACTTTGCATTCGAGTACCCATACGCCGAGCTTTCCGGGCTTGAAGTCGAAGTGCTAAAGTATTTCCCGACAAAACACACGCTTCGAGACAAGGTAAGATTCCAAGAGCTAATAGCAGCAAAGCGTATGTTTATATTTTTTGCGACCGTATATCTGAAGCTCACATCATCCATGATTGCCGAATACCTCGACATGAATCGCTCGACTCTATCGCATCATATTTACGCGGCTATGGATGAGCTTGATACATACTCGCAAGTGCAACTTACAGCGCAAAAAATCGAAGACTATCTTTGGACTCGACATGAACAATTTAGATCGTGAAACTACTTTACAAGTCGGATTTTATTTAGAGGAAAAAATATGCCCTTACATCCGATCGGTCACATTAGTGACCTCGCGCAAGATACAAACCCTAAGCCGCTGGCTACGCTCCCGCTTTCAGCGATTCTTAAAATAGAACGCGAGGAATTGTTCGGAAATCGAACGAAGAAACCGCGCGGGCGTGTTCGAAAATTGAACACCGCCGAACTCTATGAAGTATCCGAGCGGGTTATTCAAGTAGTCGCTGAATACTACGATATCAGTGTTCAGCATATACACCAGCGCCAAAGCTTCGCGCGTCATGTGGCCATAACAATATGCTATCAAGACTTTAACTTTACAATGACGGATATCGCTTTTATATTTAATTGCGATCGTAAATTGCCTATAATTGCAGCCCGAAATATAAAACACGAACGCATACTAGATCCGAACTTTAACGAAATCTACTTACAACTTATTCGCAAGGCCAAGGCATGAGTATTACTATCTCTTTCTTTAATTCGACACGGGAAACCAAAGCCGCGAAGACTATGGACTTCGACTTCTTTCTGAAGTCAGTAGAACAAGGTATATGGCAAGACCTTGTACTCAAATACCGAAACCTCGAAGAAGGCGAAAACAAAACCAACTTTAAACGCAAGCTACCTGCGATATCCCCTTCGGGTAAGTTCGCAGAACGCAAGGCGGACGCCCTCGAAGCGCACTCCGGTATTCTTTGCATGGATATCGATGAGAAAGATAATCCCGAAATGCAAATAGAGCAACTGCAATCGGACCCGTTTGTATATGCCTACCATCAGTCAGTCGGAGGTTATGGCTATGCTGTATACTTCTTAATTGAGCCTACAAAGCACTTAGAAGCCTACCACGCTATCGAAAAGCACTTAGCCGATAGTTACCACCTTATTTGCGATCCCGCATGTAAGGATACCTCTAGACTTCGCTTTGTCTCATTCGATCCGCATCTTTACAGACGCGAGGGCAAGACTCAAGTCTTCAAACGATACCTAAAACAACCAAAAGCAGAGGCGCGCCGGTATTACCCACACACCAAATCAGATATAGATCACATCCTTACTCAAATCGGCTCGCGTGGTATCGACCTGGTAGACTCTTACTATGATTGGATGCAAATCGGCTTCGCTCTCGCAGGTCATTACGGCGAGCAAGGCCGTCACTATTTCCACTGCATATCTCAACAAGGATCTAAGTATGACCCCGTCAAGTGCGATGCTAAGTATAATGAGTGCCTCAAATCAGGTAAAGGCCGCGTGCGTATCAATACATTCTTTTATAAGTGCAAAGATGCTGGTATTGAGATACAAACGGAAGAGAGTCGCAAAGTAGAACGCTATACCAAAGCGCAAATGCTGCAAGGCTTCAAGTCAGACGCAGAAATAGTAGAATCAGTCACTAAACTAGCCAAGCAAGACGGAATAGCTACCGAGATAGCTCAAGATATAGCAGAACAAACGCTCGCTATACCACGCTCGGAGCTAACTAAAGAGAAACAAGCTAATCTTTTGCCCGAAATCCGCGCCGCGCTGGCTACCTATGGCCTCAAACGCAATGAAGTGACCGGTATAGTCGAATATCAAGACCGACCGCTTACCGACTGGGATGTAAACACCATTTGGGGCGAGATCGCTGATAATCTAGGCTCTAGATGCGCTAAAAGTACCGTCGAAGACATAATTAACTCGGATGCAACACCCTCTTACAACCCTTTTACCGAGTTTTTCGCAAAGCATCAAGACAAAACACCGCAAAATTGCATAGATAGACTTGCCGAATGCATTACGCCGTACTTCGACGGCGAAACCGAAGAGAACGCAAGGGCAATTGCTACTATCTTTATTCGCAAGTGGATAGTATCTATAGTCGCATCCATGCACGGCACTTACTCGCTCTTGATCCTGGTACTTGTCGGAGGGCAAGGCATCGGTAAGACCAACTTCTTTAGATGGCTACTACCGAATGAACTCCGAGACTATTACGGCGAGTCTAAGCTCGATTCCGGCAAAGACGATGCCATGCTAATGACTTCAAAGCTGATTCTATGCGACGATGAGTTTTCCGGCAAAAGCAAAAGCGAGTATAAACACCTAAAAGACATATCATCAAAGCAGTTTTTCAATATGAGGCTACCATACGGCCGTCGGACTCAAGACTTCAGGAGATACGCCGTACTTTGCGGTACTTCGAATGATTCCGAGATTATAAACGACCCGACCGGAAACCGACGCATCGTGCCTATCAATGTCAAGTCCATAGACTTTCAAGCATTTAAAGCGATTGACAAGGTCGATCTACTCCTAGAAGCCTATCATATCTACAAAACCGAAGGTGATAGCTCTTGGCAATTGGAAAAACAGGATATTCAGCTGCTTAATGACTCTGCAAAGTCCAATGAGCAAGTAGATACAGTCGAAGAGGCTATTCTCATGTATTTCGAAAAGACTGAAGCCGATATCGATGCAAACTGGTGGACTACAACCGAAATTGTATCTCATATGATGCAGTTCACAAAGTTGCATTTTAACATGACTCGGATAGGAATTGCCATGAAAAATCTCGGTTTTCCAAAAGCATCAAGACGCAAAAATGGTAAAGTTATGCGCTGTTACTGGGTTCGCGAAAGGGTGCAACACAAACTTGACAACACCTACTATGGCTAATTTTCGCAAATAGTCTCAAAAATAGGCTGTTGTCAGGTTTAGGAAAAAATACCCCTTCATTAGGCTATAAAAAAATTATATGTGTGTGTATGTAATATCATGTACTCTATTCCTATAATATATATAAATATACTTGACAACTTGACAACATTTAGTATAAGTAACTGAAAATAAACATTTTAAGTGTTGCCAGGTTTACTTTCAAACCTGACAACAACCTGACAACATGACAACACTAAGAAACTACCAAGCCGATGCAATCGATCAACTACGCAAAGCCTTTGCCGATGGTCACCGCGCTGTAATTCTTTGCGCTCCGACCGGAGCGGGCAAGACGGTGATGTTTTCTGCTATTGCTCAAGGCGCACTGCAGAAAGGCAAAAGAGTCATGATAGTGACCGACCGAGGCGAACTGCTATGGCAAGCAGGCGGGGCGCTTAATAACCTTGCTATCGTTCCCGAGCTTATTACAGCCGATACTACCCGGGTCAACTCAAGTCAGCGAATCTTTGTGGCTATGATCGAGACAATATACCGCCGAGCTGAACAGCGGATCTACAGCGAACTGCTAAACTCGGTAGACTTATTCATATTTGATGAATGCCATAAGCGTACATTCGACAAGCTCTTCCCTCTTCTTCCCTCTCATGCTAGGGTGCTTGGAGCGACGGCCACGCCATACCGGGAGGGGAAGGGAACGCCTTTGACTGACTTGTATACTCACATGGTCGAGGCTTCGACTATTCCGAGTCTTATCTCTGATGGCTACTTAGCCAAGCCTTCATACTATTCCGTGCCTATCGATCTAAGCGGCGTAAAAACCAAGGGTAATGACTTTGATGCTGATTCATTAGGAGCTGAATACTCAAGAATGCAGATATTCAAGGGCGCGGTGCAAAACTACCAGAGGTGGACACCAGGGACAAAGGCCATAGCTTTTGCGCCGAATTTAAAGAGCGCGGCCGAACTCTATGCAGAATTTGAGAAGGCGGGGCACCCTGTAATATCATTAGACGGATCTGCGGGGCTCGTAGAGAGGCGAAACGCTCTCAAGTGGTATAAAGAGACCCCCGCCGCGGTTTTAATCAATGTAGGGCTTTTTACCACTGGTTTTGACGAGCCTTCGATCGAGACGGTCATTCTATACCGTGCTACGAAGAGTTTACCGTTGTTTCTTCAGATGGTCGGACGCGGTTCGAGGACTTGCGAGGGTAAGGACTCATTTACGGTCTTGGACTTCGGTAATAACCTTTACCGCTTTGGGATGTGGGACGATTCGAGAGATTGGACTAAGCCGCCGAAGAAGAAGCGGGATGGATTAGCAGTTTACAAGAATTGCATTCACTGCGACGCGTTCCTATATGCCAGTGCAAGAGTTTGCTCGGAGTGTGGAAAACTTATCCCGAAAACAGAACGCGAAGTTCTCGAAGAGTTAGTTATATTGACAAAGCATGAAGCTCGCGAGATGGCTAAGCTCGGAGGTTTGCCGGATTGGATCGCCTTGACCAAGGCGGGTAAATTACATCCTTTGTATGTTCTGCAAAGTTTGTGTAAGTTGCGAACTGAAGCCGAGGCCTACCGAGATGCGATGGGATATGCAAAAGGCTGGCTATTCATACACAAAGACAAGACAGGACACTTGCGATGAGGCATGGCAGTTTATTTAGCGGTATTGGAGGCTTTGAGCTTGCAGCCGAGTGGATGGGATGGCATAATACATTCCATTGTGAATTTAATGAGTTTGGATCAAAAGTATTAAGCCATTATTGGCCGGAGTCAAAGCACTATGGAGATATTACCAAATCAGATTTCTCTGAATTTAGAGATAGAATCGACATCCTCACTGGAGGCTTCCCTTGTCAGCCGTACAGCGCAGCGGGCAAAAGAAAAGGGAAAGACGATGCCCGTCACCTTTGGCCCGAAATGCTTCGAGTTGTTCGAGAAGTCAAACCGCGCTACATCGTGGGGGAAAATGTTTATGGACTCGTTACTTGGAACGGCGGACTTGTTTTCGACGAGGTGTGTACTGACTTGGAAGCTGAAGGTTACGCCGTATGGCCGATTGTTATTCCAGCTGCAGCCGTCAACGCGCCGCACCGAAGAGACCGCGTTTGGTTTGTTGCCTACGCCGACTTGTCAAGATGCGAAGGGGAAAGAGAACAGTCCGAGTCAGATAGGGAAAACAGAGCTATCAGTAATGGCAGGAAGCGGCTTACTACCGACACCAACAACAATGATAGCAAACGGCTCAAGTTCAATAGAAGCATTGAAAAAAAGGGGGAGATACAAAATAAAAGCAGACAATTTAGCGGATCAATTTGCAGTTCATGGGAAAAGTTCCCAACTAAATACCCAATTTGTAGCAGAAATGATGGGATTTCCGACAGATTGGACAGAATTACCTTTTCTAAATGGCGAAAAGAAAGCATAAAGGCGTATGGAAATGCAATTGTCCCTCAAGTTGTTTATCAGATATTCAAGGCAATAGAAGACCATGACTACCGAGCAATGGCTTAACGATATGATAGATGACATAGTCATGGAATACGGCGTGTCTCATGATACGGCGCGTATTAT